GAACCGGCCTAGACCGGCCTTGTTGACGATCGATCGGTCCCGGCGCGTCTCGCCAATTGGTGTCCACCTTCGGGCGAGTGACCGGGCCGTCCAGCCGGGGGGTGACCGGCAAGGGCCGTGCGAACCGGCCCGCTACCTTTCCCGCTTCCAGCGCGAAACGCAAGAGCGCCCACCGGGCATCGGGCACCGGTGGGCGCCTCGCATGCTGGGCGAGGAGGACAATCCCATAACCCAGCCGCGGACCGATCCCCTCCTCGCGGCGTTGTGCTATCGATCGCAGTCCGCGATTGGAAAGGAAACACCCATGCACACCTACACGAAGGCCAAAGACGGCACCGGCTGGCAGGCAGGCTACGCTACCACTGGGCCAACGGCCGAGCACACCGTGGCCCCGATGGGCCCGGTGTTCGAGAAGGAGGAGGAGGCCGCGAGCTTCGCCTCGTACCTCAACGGCGGCCGCTGGTCGCCCGGCGAGCTGGCCGGCGTGCTGCCGGCGCCCGAGGAGAACCCCGAGGCTGCGGCCGAGAAGGCCCGCACCGAGCGCCGCGCCACCGAGAAGGCCGCGAACCGCCCCGCAGGCATGGACTACCCGCCAGAGGACACCCGCAAGCCCGCAGGGCCACCGCGGCCACCGGGAGCCCCGGCTCGGCCTTCGCCGCCGGCCCGGTGATCGTGTACCGGCGGCCGGGGTCTGACGCCGCCGCCGGTCACTCGCCTGGATGGACGCGGTTGCTAGAGGGCCGCTCCCCCGAGGCAAGACTGATGGCGACATCCTCGGCCTCGCCGCGCGTGCCCTGCGGCGTCTCGGTGCCGTCGGGCAGGATCAGCGACCACCACGGCCCGCCATGATGCTTGAGCAGGTAGTGGGTGAAATGGCCGTCGCGATACAGGCAATTGCCGTAGAACCAGAACGAGCCCGGCTCGGACTTGCGCCCGGAGCGCAGCCTGGGCCTGTTGGACGGCTCAAGTCGCCTGGGTGAGTTTTTCACTGGACCCTCACTCACCCTCGGGGTCGTCGTTTAAACGAACAGGCAAACCTGCAGACCGTCTTTCCTGCTCTGTTAAAAGGGCGTGGTAGGGCGTGCCCTGGTTGTTGTGTTTCACCCGCCGGAGGGCGAAGGCCTGGGCGGTGCCGCGCAGGCACACGACATCGCCGCGCATGAACTCCAGCACGTCGTCAGCGTCGACCAGATCGCCGCTGATCAGCCAGCGCGCAAGCTCGCAGGCGTCCTCAGGGATCGGTAGCCGAACGGTTTTTGGAAGATGCATTTAAGAAATGACCTTTTCGCTGATTTGTCAATCCGAGCTGGTAGGCGAGTGCGTCAAGCCCTGTGCACAGCTGCGCAAAGCGCTCGGGCGGGCAAACCATGTCGTAGCAGGCCACCTGGGTGACCAGCACGGCGCAGCCCTCCAGGGCGAGCCGGTCCCAGCAATGCCGCCAGGAGCGGCTGGCGAGGGCACAGGCGCAGTTTCGTCGCTGCCGGGTAGTCGGACAGCCATCGCACCCTGAAACGCGCCCAGTGGCCTTCCCTGGCCACGCTGGCCCCCCCAGGGTGGCGACGTAGGACCGCCAGAGCCCGGCGTAGCGCTCGGCCGCCAGCAGCTGCACCTCGGTGAGCGCCTCCCGCAGGTACATCCGCCCGAGCGCGCTCTCGGCACGCTGGTCGAGCACCTTGTCGCCGAGGCCCTTGCGGTGCGGCTGCTGCCGCGCGGTGGTGAGCGGGTTCTCATGCGGGGTCTTCAGCTTGCCGCTGCGGTAGCGCTGGCCGTTCTTCCGCGGCCGCCCGCGGCGACGTTTGACCACTGCCGGTGTCCACCCTGCGCATTGCGTCGATCTGCTGAAAGATGCCCAAGAACATACCCGCAACGGCCTTCGGGAAAAATAATTTAATGTTGCTGTGGGGTTCAAACATCTGCGGGCCAACCTGTCAGGGTCATCGGTAGCCGCTCACGGGGAGGGTGCTGAAGGGCTGGAGCTTATCGCGGGGGACGAACCAGCAGGGCGGCCGGCCCTCCTCGCCTGGGTGCTCGTACTCCGCGCACATGCCGTCGGCGCCCCACAGCCAGCCGATGATGCCGAAGTGGGGCATGTACGACAGCACGCTGATGTAGACCCGGTTGGGCTTGTCGGTCGGGCGCAGCACGGTGTCCTCGTACTTGCGCGAGGAGTTGCAGCGGACCTGATAGCAGCTGACGTCGCTGGGGGCGCCGGGCTCGCCCACGGTGCCCGACCAGAACACGCCCAGGTGCTTGGCGACGGCCAGCTCGGCCTGGGCGCCCTCGATCTCGCCGGTCCATGCGTTGTGCTCGGGGCGCCGGCTGGCATTGCCCATGGCGGTCTTGCGGCGGTGGACGAGGCGCATGGTGCCGACCTTGGCGCCAAGCTCGATCTCGGGCCACGTCAGGGTGATGCGGATCGGGGGCTCGGTCATGGTCAGATGCCCTTGCGCTTGCCGTTGATGGCTTCGGAGATGCGGCCGATGTTGTGGCCGAGGCGCTTGGCGATGGTGTCGACCGACATGCCCTGGCGGCGAAGCAGCTTGGCGCGTTTCACCTCGGGGCGGGTCATGGGGGTATGGGTGGCGGGCACCCGGTAGGCTGGGGTGTCGCGGATCATGAGGTTGAGAGCGGCGCCGATGGCGGCCTTGCAGCCGGCGAGGGTGGTGCATTCCAGGGCGTCGTAGAGCTTGGCGCGGGCGAGGGGGATGTCACTCATGGCTGGTCGATCGGCTTGGGCTGCTCGCGGCCGTAGATGGCCTGCAGCTGCTCGGGGGTAAACGGGGTCCACTTGGCCGGCGCCCTCAGCCCCTGCAGCCATGCGAGCGGCACCCAGACGCCGGTGCGGGTCTTGTCCTCCAGGCTGACGCCGGGGCGCCCGCCGCGGGCGACCATGTCGCGATACTGCGGGGCGAACGTCGGCACGAAGACGTTGTAGGGCGCCCCCCGCCCCTCTGAGAAGGCTTCAGCAAGCTCGCGCTGGATGCGCTCGGCCACAGCCCGGCGATGCTCCAGGCTTTCGTGCTTGCCCTGCCGCTCGTAGTCGTCGCGCTCGCGCAGCTGCGCCTGGATGCTCGCCGATCGGCGGATCGGGCGCGCGTCCTCCTCGACCAGCCGCTCGGCCTCGTCGCGCACCTCGGACACCGTCGGCAGGAACTTGGATTTGCCGGCGAGCCCATTCTTGGGATCAGTCATCCGCGCGCCCACACTTTCCGGGTAGCGCGAAAGCAGGTGAGCGATCGCGGTGACGTAGATGTCAGGGTCGTTCGCCTGATCGGCCCGATACGACCCGAAGATTAGGCTCGCGTGGTAGGTCGCCAGCTTCATCCGGTCCTTCGAGCTTTGCGAAAAGCCGATCGATCGCCCCCCGGATACTGCGGGGGTCTTCTTTGGGGTCTGGTCGTCGTCCTTGTCGGCCATCCTGTCCTCCTCGTTTGGGCAAAGGCTCGTCGTCGTGGCAGCCAGCGTTGAGCCATGTCGCCGGGTGCTTGGTGAAGCTGGGCTCGCGGTTGGGGTCGTCGCGGTAGCGCTCCGCGCCTTCCAGCAAGGCGTCGTTGGTCACGCCGCGGGAGATCGCGCGCTGCCAAGCCTTGTAGGCGGCGCCCTTGCCCTCCTTGCGGGGGTAGGCGGCGTAGAACTTCAGGAACTCAGGATGGTACTTTTCGGATGCCGGGGTCGCTGGTGCCACAAGCTCCACCTGTTCTTCCTGAGAGATCTTAAGAGGTCTATCGAGGAAGGAAGTAAGTATACCCCCCTGTTCTGAACCGTTCGCATGTGTTCGCGAACGTTCGCGAACAGACCGCATTCGTTCACGGGCGGCGGCCCTGATCCGCTCGGTCACCTCGGCGTCGGCGATGAGCTTCGCGACCGCGAGGATCACCTCGCCCGAGACGCCCTTAGCAACTAATTCATCGATGATATTCATGGGCCTGGGTGTCCTGCAGGCTGGAGGGATGCCGGTTAGCCCTGGGAGTGGACACTGCCTGATGGAGAGCAACGGTCGGCCGACCGCGGTCCCGGCCTCACGATGCTGCGCCGAGTCGCGGGGCAGCGCAAGACAAAACCACCTTGTGTTGTTGATAGTTTAGGCTACCAGATGTGGTGATTGCACCGCATGCAATCAGTGCAATCACGCGGCGCGCAGCAGGAACGGTGGGATGTCGCTGTAGTCGAGGTTGGGGAGCGCGTTCCACTGCGCGCGCAGGGCCGCCGTTTCGAGGTGGCCGAGCAGCGGGTTGCCGGCCTGATGGTAGGCCTCCGGGCCGGCCGAGGCCTGGATGCGGTCATCGACCCGCTTGGCGAATGCCGGCAGCTCCTCGCCGCGGCGGCGCTGGGCGCCGTGGTTCATGGCGACGTTGGTGCTGTCGCTGCTGTCAAACGGGTACAGGTGGGCCTGGGCCTGGGCGCGCATCATGTGCAGCCGCGGGCGAACGTAGGCGCCGTCCGATCCGGCTTCCCAGGCGTCGATCGCGGCGAAGGCCTCGGCGATGCGCTCGTGCCACTTCGGCGAGGTCGGCGAGGCGTAGGCGCCGCTCGACCCGATGCCGACATAGCTGAAGCCCTCGCATAGGTGGAGCAGGTACTCGATCGGCTCGTGCATGTGCCAGATCGGCATCACGCGGTCGCAGTCGAACATGGCCATCGTCTCGGACACCAGCTGCGCGTTCTGCTCGTGGGTGCCGTCGATGACGTCGGGCAGCACGATGACAGCCTGCGGGCAGCGCTCGGCGATGTCGTTCGCCCAGTCGGCGAAGCCCTCCAGATAGCTCTCGTCGTTCATGGTATCGACGCCGGACTTCCAGGCGCTATAGGCACCGTTATCGACCAGCAGGATGCCGTCCTCGCCCACCAGATCGATCGCCTGCGCCAGCTGCTTGCCGAGCTTCTTGCGGGTGGCGTAGGACACGCAGAACGAGGCGCCGCGGAGCGCCTCAAGGAGGGGGCGAGGGTTGAGGGGGAGGCCGTAAACGGTGAGCTTTTGCATGGCGTGGTGTTCCCTGGTTGACACCCAGAGAACACCACACCGTGTGGTGGATGTCAAGGCCTCAGAGCAGCCGCTCGGACTGCTCGGCCTCGGTGAAATAGGCGAGGATCGCCTCCATCATCAGCAGCTCGCGATCGGCCTGCTGCTGGGTCATGCGGCCGCGCTCGATCCGACCGGGGTACACCTGCTTTCGCAGGCGCAACTCCCGCTCGGCACATTTGCGCAACTCGGTGTTGGTGAACTCGCGCTCGGGCATCTTGAACACCGGCCCAGGCCGGCCTCCCATGCGGGCTGGCGCGGGCCCGTGTTTCAGATCGAGATTGGCCAGCCAGTCGTCATAGCTTGCCAAGGATGCGCTCCAGATCGGCAAGCTCGCGGCGCTTGCGCTCGACCAGCTGGCCGACGTAGCGGCGCGTGTTTTCCGCCATCGCCTTGGCGAACTGTTGCAGCGCGGCCTTGTCGTCGTGACCGACGGCGCCAAGCTCGGAGCCGACGTCGGCAAGCAGCGCCGCAGCGTTGTCGATCCGAGCCATGAAGTCGATCGCGGGGTCGACCGGCACCTGATGCGCCAGCGCCGGCTGGCCCTTGATGCCGGCCTGCTGGTCGCGGGCCCGGCGCTGGGCCTCGGCCTCGAACGCCACCTTGCGCTCGTATTCGCCGCGGGTGGGCGCGGGCGGCGGTGGCGGATGGCGCCCGAACGGCTCGACGTTGGGTGCGCCCATCGGCTCGGGGGCACCGTTACCCTGTTGAGGCATGCTGCAGCTCCTGCTTTGTGCGCCGATGGCGCTTGGGTTTGGTAATGATCAGCGCGCGCTGGCCGAACATGCCGGGCGGCGCGGTGATGCCGCGGGCGGTGAGCAGCGGCGCCAGCGGGGCGTAGACGTCGGGCGGAAAGCCGCGGGCGCACCAATTGCTGATGACCCGCTGGTCGAGCCCGAGCATCTTCCCGACCAGCGTGGGGCCGCCGAGAGCGTGGACCGCCATGTGGGCGTATTCTGCTTTGGTCTGCATGGTTGTTCCTATTCGCCACATTCTGTTGACTTACCACATAGCGTGGTCTAATTTCAAGGGGTCAGATCAATCAGGGAACATCATATCATGACCCCACAACAGCACGTTACTCGCGTCCGGCAAATCGCGTTGCAGCTGCGTCGCGCCGACTACGGCCTCGGCATGCCGCGGGACTACCAGCTGGTCCTGGCGCTGCGCAGCCACCTCGAACAGGCAGGTGGCGAGGCAGTGGCCGCCATCCACGACGCCTTCGTGCATGGCCAGATGAAGCGCCACGAAGCGATCGAAGCACTCTTGGACATTGGCGAGGACGAAGCCGAGCGCGTGGTCGATGAGTGGGCCGACCTCGCCGAGCAGACCGACCCCGAGAACATCTATGGCTCCGCATCGATGCGGCAGTCGATTGAGGAGGACAGGAAATGAGTGACTTAACGCAATCATCCGGCACGCTCGACCCCACCGCCCAAGCGATGCAGATGCCCCAGCCGATCGGCCTGATGCAGGTGAGCCCGGCGACCCCGATGGAGATGCTCAACCGCGCCCTGATGTCGGGCGCCGCGCCGGAGACGCTGGAGAAGATGCTCGCCCTGCAGGAGCGCTGGGAGAAGAACGAGGCCCGCAAAGCCTTCGACAAGGCGATCGCCAAGGCCAAGGCCAGCATGCCGGTGATCCGCAAGAACCGCGAGGTGAACTACGTCACCGACAAGGGCCGCACCAACTACAAGTTCGAGGACATGGCCGAGATCGAGCGCACGATCGTCCCGATCCTGTCCGAGCACGGGCTGTCGTATCGCTTCCGCACCACCGTCACCGAGAAGATGATCGTGGTGACCTGCATCATCTCGCACGAAGCCGGCCACAGCGAGGAGAACAGCCTACCGGGGCCGGCCGATACGTCCGGCTCCAAGAACGCCATCCAGGCGATCGGCAGCACGGTGACCTACCTGCAGCGCTACACCCTGAAGGCCGCGCTCGGGCTGTCCGCCAGCGTCGATGACGACGGCGCCGCGGCCACCGCCAACGGCAGCGGCGAGCCCGTAGCCACCATCAGCGATGCCGAGGTGGAGGAGCTGAAGATGCTGATCGAGGATGCTGGCGGCGGGATCGAGGAGACAGGCAAGCTGTGCCTCGTCCTGGGCATCGCCGGCCTCAACGAGCTGCCGTCGCGTAAGCTCCCGGCCGCCAAGAAGGAGATCGCGGACTTCAAGAAGTGGAAGGCAGCACAATGACGCCGGAGCATGCCCAGGCGCGCGTTGGCAAGGTCACCGCCTCGCGCGTCCACGACATCATCGCCACCACCAAGAGCGGAGGCTTCAGCGCCGGCCGCAAGAATTATCTCGCCGAGCTGGTGGCCGAGCGACTGACCGGCGCGCCGGCGCCAAGCTATCAGAGTGCCGCCATGGCCTACGGCATCGAGTGCGAGGCCGAGGCCCGCGTCGCCTATGTCAGGCAGTCCAGCAGCATGATCGAGGTTGTGAAGGTCGAGGAGGTGGGGTTCGTGCCCCACCCGACCATCAAGGATGCCGGCTGCTCGCCCGACGGGATGGTCGGCAAGGATGGCCTGATCGAGATCAAATGCCCCAACACCGCGACCCACATCGACACCTTGCTGCGCGGCGTGATCCCGGTCGAGTACATCAGCCAGATGCAGTGGCAGATGGCCTGCACCGGCCGCGCGTGGTGCGACTATGTCTCCTACGATCGGCGCCTGCCCGAGCACATGCGCCTGTGGGTCCGCCGCGTCCCGGTCGATCCGAAGATCGTCAAGGGGATGGACGAGCAGGTCGTCGCGTTCCTGGCCGAGCTTGCCGACACCGTCGCCCTGCTGCAGGAGCGCTTTCCGGCACCCGCGGAGGCCGCATGATCGTGTTCGAGCCCCCCAAAAGCAACTCGCAGCTGCGCAAAGACATGATGAACCGTATCTCGGAGAAGCATACCAAATGGCTCACCGACAGTGCCGAGCTTTACGAGATGGCCGGACTGTGGCCGGCGCAGCTGGAGCACGACGTGTTCCTGCTGCTGCTGGCGGAACTCGCCGTCATGATCAAGAAGCACGGCCTCTCGGTCCCGAAGGTCAGTGGTGAGTTAAAGAACTTCGTGGCCCAGCTGAAGGCGCAGAACAATGGCCACTGACGCCCCGGCCAAGATCTACGCCACCCCCGACGGCCGCTGGCATGAGCACATGCCGCGCACCTCGCGCTGGGCCTACCGGCTGATCGTTTCCGCGGAGCGCAGCGCCGCTTCGCACCGCCACTACATGGCGTGCGTCGCCGAGGCCTGGGCGAACCTGCCCGAGCATCTCGCCGATGAGTTTGCCACCCCCGACCAGCTGCGGCGCTGGGCGCTGATCCGCACCGGCTACTGCGACGTCGTCAAGGTGGTCAGCAGCCGCAAGAGCATGCGCCGGATCGATGGCTACAGCGTGATCACGGTGGACGCCGAGGGTACCATGACGATCCGCACCGCGCGCTCGCAGTCCTACGCCGCCATGGGCAAGAAGGAATTTCAGGAGAGCAAGGACGCGGTGCTCGGCTATCTCGCCCAGCTGATCGAAACCACCCCGGAGGCGCTGCGGCAGGCCGCCAAGGAGCACGCCTGATGCGCGCCGAGTTCGACAAGAAGACCAAGCTCGCCGCCTTCCGGCGTGCCATGGGCCGCTGCGAGGGCTGCAGCGGGCTGCTCACCTTCGGCAAGTTTCACTACGACCACCGCAACCCGTCGGAGTTTTCCGGCGACGCCAGCCTGGAGAATTGTCAGGTGCTCTGCGTGGGCTGCCACGGCGCCAAGACCGCGCTGAAGGACGCCCCCGCGATCGCCAAGTCGAACCGCGTGTCCTACCGCGCCGCCGGCATCAGGCCCGATCGCACCATCCGGGCGTGGCGAGGCTTTGACGGGCGCATCATCACCAAGCCGAGACAGAGATGAGCTTGCGTCGGTATCCATTGTTCCCTGACAGCCGACGCGAGGGCGTCACCCCGGCTTCCCAGCCGTTGCCGGGGTGGCGTCTGTTTCTGATCCTGTTCTTCCTGCTTGTGTTCATGGCGTACACCGCCTGCCAGATGCCACTGCGATGAGCAGCGACCTGATGGTGCTGGCCGTTGCGGTCAGCGTGCTGGTGATCTCGATCGCGTGGGGTTGCATCGTTGCGTGGTGCGCCTGGAAACTAGGAAAGGGCAAGGAATGAGCAAGCACACGTTGGGCGACGCGCCGATCGAGCCGGAATATATCGAAAAGATGAAAGCAGTTGCGGCAGGGCTCGACACCATATTCAACGGTGACAAGCGTGGCAACGATCGCGAAGCCGGCTTTGTGCTGCTGGTGTTCCCGTTCGGCGAGAAGAAAGGCCGGTGCAATTACATCAGTAACGGCGCTAATCGCCAGGACATCGTCACGTTGTTCAAGGAACAGATCAAGCGCTTCGAAGGCGCGCCAGATGTGACCGGCCATGCCTAAACATGAAACCTATCTCGGCGACGGCCTCTACGTGTCGTTCGATGGCTTCGCGTTCACCCTGCGCGCGCCGCGCGAGCACGGTGACCACTACGTGGTGCTGGAGCCGAACATGATCGAAGACTTCATCCGCTTCGTGAACGCAAAAAACAGCCCGCCAGCCGGTGAGGGCTGACGGGCGAGGTGGGCGTTAAATGGATATCAAAGGGCGGCTGGAAGCTGAACTTTACGCGGTGCTTTCGGAGCGCAATGCGCAGGTCGCCGAGGTCGAGCGGCTGACGGCCGAGATAGTGGAAGCCCATGCCCTATTCGATCAGCTGCAGGAACTCCTGCGCGGCACCGGCGCTAACCGCTACTGGGAAGCGCGCTGGCGAGATGAGGCCGCCGAGAACGAGCAGCTGCGGACGGCGCTGCAAGCCCTTGTCGCTGACATCGAGGAGTACGAGCGCATCAACAATCTCGCCCCCAGTCCGGGCAAGCAAGACTGCTGGCAAACCATCACGCAGGCCAAGGCCATCCTGCGTCTCACTTGGGGGCGGGGTAGATCACCTCGACCTCGTCGTCGGTGGTGATGCCGAGCGCCGCCATCAGGCCGGGGCTCAGATCGGCCGCCCGCCCCGTCTCCTGCTCGTGCGGGCCCCAGTCGGCCGGGAAGGCCTCGATCTCCCAGTCGGCCGTGCGGACCAGCGCCATCTGCCCGCTGTCGCGCAGCATGGTCTTGGGCGTGACATCGTAGTCCCACCGGCAGGCCACGTAGGGCACCCAGGGATTGAGCCGGCGCGCCAGCCCTGACGTGCCGCTGGGCTGGTACGGCAGGAACAGGTGCGGCGCCTCGTCTACGTCGAAGATGAAGGCCAGTCCCTCGGACGGCGACACGCCGGTGTCGTCGGGCCCGCCGAACCAGCTGCAGGTGCCTCTGGCCTGGAACAGCACGTCGCTGTCGGGTGGCTCCGGCCGGTCGGGCCGGTCGGGCCAGTCGGGGCCGCCTTCGCCGATCGGCTCGCCGGCGATCGCCGAAGCGATGGCGTTGCAGATCAGGTCGTAGTTTTCGCGGTAGATGTCGCAATCGGCTTTCGAGTTCACGAAGCAGATTTCCCAGAGCACCGCGGGCTCCTCGGTGTTCGATAGGAAGTAGAGGTTGCCCTCCTTGGCGCCTCTGTTCTTGAGCCCGGAAGCCTCGGCGACAGCATCGGCCAGCTCGTCGGCCATCTCCATGCCGGTCTGGCTCTCGTAGAACATCTCGGTGCCGACCGGGTCGTTGGTCTGGTTCGAGCCGTTGAACTTGGCACTATTGAAATGGCAGCTGAAGTCCCAGTCCCTGGTCTTGCTGTTGTGAAAATCAACGATGCGCTTGAGGTTCTCGTCTTGGTCGTCCGACACGTCGTCGTGGTAGGTGGTCACGTCGACGCCGACCGAGCGCAGCGCGGTGGCCACGCTCTCGACCACCTTGCGGGCCTCGTCCACCTCGTCCAGGCCCCACGGCTCGGGCCCCTCGGCACCGCGGATGTGCTTGCCGTGGCCGCTGCTGATGACAACGCGCATGCGCTCCTCCTCATAAAAAAGGGCCCCGATGGGGCCCTAGTTCGTCGCCATTCGATAGGTTAGCGCGACGGCGTCGGCACGTTGACGCCCTCGGCCGGGATGCCAATGATCACCCAGCCGGTTTCGGCCGTCCAAGCGGTTTTCCAGTCGATCGGGCCACCCTCCGGCGTCTCGGGCGGCAGGTCCGGCGGCAGCACGATGGGGTGCTCCGGGTGCGGCTGGGGGCCGGGCAACCCGGTACCGGGTCTGGGATCGGTCGGCCCCCAAATTCCGAGCGGCGGCTCCACGCCCACCGGCGGGTAGTAGATCGGATGCTCCGGCCGCGGCTGGGAACCGGGCAGGCCCTGGTCGGGATAGGGCTGGTTGCCCGGCAGGCCCTGGTCGGGATGCGGTTGACTGCCGGGCAGGCCCTGGTCGGGATAGACCGGAGGCCGCGGAGGACCGCCACCCCAGCCACCCGGCGGCTGCGCGATCGGATGCGTGGGTCTGGGATCGGTGGGGCCCCAAATGCCGGGCGGTGTGCCGGGCGGTGTGCCGGCCACGGGAATGATCATCGCCAAGAACGGCTGCATTGCGCGCCTCCATTGAGTTGCTGTGAAAGTTGCCGCACCACCCTACGCAAAACCTGTGACAGTGCTAGCGCCGTTTCACAGCAGGTGGTGCCGCACCGGCTGGGTTATCCCCCAGTAGTCGCACCCGAAGCTCGTTCCCCGCCGGCGCCGCGTCCGCGACGTCGAGCGCGACTGCGAAGGTGCGGATCGCCGGCTGTACCACCGGGCTCTCGCGCGTGCCTGACCTGAATTTGACGAAGCCGGTCTGCAGCCGCATGCCGATGATGCCGGTGCCGGCGATGACCTTGAACTTCAGCTCGAACCCGCTGGGGTCGAACACGTCGTTGTAGCCGACCCCGTCGCTACTGGTCTGGAACGTCAGGGTGTCGCCCACCCAGCCGGTCGGCATGGTGATCTTCACAATCGGGCCGGCCGAGCAGTCAAGACCGTCGCTCAAACTGTCGCCGGCGGCGATGGTCGGGCCGTTCAACACAACGAGGCTCATGGCTGCTTCTCCGGTGAACAGGTGGGTGGGCTCCAAGCGAGCGCAAACCGGCGCGCCCGGTTATGAGCGTTGAGCGCGTTGACCACCCCGACCTGGGCGCGCTTGGGCTGGTCGCTGTCGGGGTCTTTCTGCCAGACCGTGTAGAGGTGGGTGATGGCCTGCTCCAGGCCCTTGTCCATGCCGGCGAGCGAGATGTCTCTCACCCGCTCGCGCTCGGTGGGATCAAAGCAGTCGACCGCCACCTTGCCCTCGGCGTCATCGAGCAGCGCGATCAGGCACAGCGTCGCCACGATGGTGATGAGCGCGATGGCGAGCCCGAGCCAAAGCTCGCGCGTCATGGATGGATAGGTGCGCCGAACACCCTCCAGCCCAGCAGCAGAAACAGGATGAACAGGAACAGCCCATGGCCGTACCAGAAATGCGGCAGGCCCGGCGACCAGTAGCCCCAGGCGCCATAGACCACCCACAGCAGCATCAGGATCCAGAAGATGAGGGCGAACGTCATGGTGTTTCCTTTCGCCACGTTGTGTGGTAGTCTGTCGGCATGGATCTCGAACAAACCATCCGCACCCTGGTCGAGCGCAAATGGGCGCCGGGGACAACGCGCGCCGAGCGCATCCAGATCAATCGGGTGCTCAACGGCCTGCGCTACACCTACGAGGAGGCTGGCCCGATCTGGGAAAGCCTCGACATCTCCTGGCACGCCACGCCGCCGTGATCACTCGCGGCGGTCGGCCGCCGGCATGGGCGCGCTGAAGCCGTAGAGCGGGATTTCGTTGCGGATGAGCCCACGCCGCACGACCTCCTGGCGCGACATGCCGGTGAGCCGGGCGGTGCGCTCGATCGCGTCGTTGACGTGCTCGATCATCGGTTTGCCGGGCGTGCCCTTGAAGCCGGCCCAGGCCACGTCCTGATAGGCGCCGGGGCGCACGCCAGCAGCAGCTGCCTCCTCATGCAGCGGCTTCTCCAAGAGCCCGAAGGCCTGCTTGCGCGCCCGGTCGGGGAGCTTCGGATCGGCGGCATGCCCGAGCATGCCCTTGGCCATCTGGTCGTCCATCACCGCACGGTCGAGGTCGCCGATGAAGGAGCGGGCGAAGTTGTGCATCTTGGGCTGGTTCTCGCCCAGGCCGGCATAGCCGCCGGCCTCGCGCATGCGCTGGTAGTCCTGCACGTTGCTGATGCCGTACTGGCCGCCAACCGGGGACGGGATTTGATGGCCGGCGGTCGGCAGCGGCTTGCCGGTCTGCTCCAGATAGTTGAGGTAGTGCGACATCAGCAGGTTGCCGGTCGGGTTCTGGCCCGAGGTGGTGGCCGCCATGCCCGAGGCAAACCGGTCGAGGAAGGCCTTGCGGCCCTCCTTGGCGCCCAGCTCCTTGACGAAGTCTTTCTCCAGTTGGCCCATGAAATACCAGTTGGTGGCGTCGCCCAGCTCGTTGCCGCGCTTGAACGCCGCGCGCAGCCGCTCGCGGGTGATCGGAGCATCGATGTCCTTGAGATACTTCTCGATCGTCTCCGGCTTTGCCGGCTGGATGGTCAGGGTGTCGACGTTGCGGCCGGGGTACTTGCTCGGGTCGACCAGGGTGCGCTTGGCGGGGTCGTAGTAGGGCTGGTAGCCCTGGCCCATGTCCGCGATGACGCCCTCGCGGGTCTTCATGAATTGCTCGGCCTCGGGCGAGAGCACCTTGCCCATGTACTCCTTGCCGGACTTGGGGTCGGTCTTGAGCACGGGCGGCGCGGTCGGCGGGTAAGCCTCCGCATATTGCGGGTACGGTGCCGCGTCGGCCGCCTTCAGCTCGGCCTTGGCCACCTGGGGAATTGCCGCCCGTCTAATTGCCCCAGCGCCGAGCACCGAGCCCTCGATCGCCGGCCCCACCATGGGAGCGCCCACGGCGCCGAGCGCCTGCTGCAGCACCGGCGCCGGGTCGTACTGGTCGCCGGTGCGCTGCAGCTGGCCGGCACTCCTGAAGGCGTCCTGGGCGCCCTGGTCGAGCATTTTGTAGAGCGAGGGGATACCGTAGCCCCCCTCCACGAATTTCGTACCAGCGCCCTCCTGGCGGCCTCGGCGGCCCGTCCTGGCGGCGGCGCGGGCAAACGGGTCGATGCTGCCATCCTGCTCGGGCACGAATAGCTCGGGCCCACGCTCGCCAACCCAGTAGGGCTTGTCCTCCTCGACCGGACCGCCGTCGGCGCGAGGCTCCACCCGCATCTGGCGGCGGTAGCGGGCGACGTCGGCCGGGCTGTGCTCGCCGCGGCGGTCCTCGATGTTCTTGGACATCGGCCCCGAGGCCAGGAAGGCATCGACGCCGGCGGGGTTCACCCAATTGAAGTTGGGGTAGCCCTGCGGGCCGTTGAACGAGGCCGCCTGATTGTCCTCGATCTCGCCGGGCGCGTAGGTGTACTCCTGGGCGCCGGCATACTGGGGAGAACTCCCCCCCTGCGTTCTCCCCATCGCACCCTGCTGGGAGGCAGCTCGGGAAACTGCGTTCTCGACGTTCGCCAGCAGCTGCATGTTGCGCTGGTTGGCGGCGATCGCGCGGATGCCGGCGCGCAGCACCCGCGGGTCGTTCGACATCATCAGCCGGGTGATGTGCTGCGCCATGCGAGCGTCGCCGCCCCTTTTCAGGCCGAGCAGGGCGGCGCCGGCGAGGCCCGAGGTACTCGGGTCGAAGCCGAGGAAGCCACCAGCGCCGGCGCCGGCGGCACCCGAGCCGATCAGCTGCATGGCGGTGGTCGAGTTGCCCTGCACCGCCTCCTTGAGCTTCTGCATGATCGTCTCGGCACGCAGCATCGCCTCCAGCTCGTTGGCGCGCTGGCGTCCCATGGCGATCACGTTGCGCTCCCTGGCCGCCGGCGAGGTGGCCAGCCGCTTGGCGAGGTCGGCCCGGTCGGGCGTCTCGGCGATCGTCTGCTTGAGCCGCGCCACGAAGCCGTCGCGGAATAGCGCCTGCTGCGCCGGGTTCATGGCGCCGAGTGCGGTGCGCGCCTGATCGTTGGCAAAACGTTGAGTGGCGAAGTTGGCGCCGGCCTCCAGCGCGTTCTCGCTGCCGAAGAAGCCGGCCGCGCCGGTGCGCGCCCTGCGGTAGGCCGGCACGAGGTTATCAAGCTCGGCGTTGAGCGCGCTGGCGAGCCCGCCGAGCCGCATGCGCTCCTCGGTGCGGGGAGCCGCCTTCTGCGCGGCGTCGCTCAACTCGCGCCGGACTTGGTCCCAGTAGCGCAGGTCGGGGTAGGTCGGCACGCCGCCCGGCCCGCGGTTGAACTGGATGCGGCCATCCGGGGTGAAACTGATCTTCGGGTTAAAGCCGCCCATGCCGCGCCGCACCGCCTCGTCCTGCGAGGTCTTGATCGCGCCGCGCATGGCATCGGCGACCGCCTGACTGGAGGCCAGCCGCTCAAGCTCGGGTGACCACAGGCCGCCCTGGCCGGCGCGCTCGGCCGCCCGGTAGGCGGCGTTGTTGGTCGTCCTGGCGGTCGCCTCCAGCGCCTGCTGCTGGGCGTGCTGGTTGGGATAGGCGAACTGGGTGTCGAGCCAGCTGGTGAGCCGGTCGCCCTGGCCCCTGGCGCGTGCGTCCAGCGCTTGGTTCATGCCCTCGCGGGCTTCCGACGAGATGTTGGCCGCCGATCGCGCCAGCTTGCGGCCGGGCTCGCCCAGCACGTCGCCCACGACCGCCTCGCCCGGCGCCTGCTGGAATTGCCGCGTCGTGATCCGGTTGGCGCCGGTGGGGTCGGAGCGCTCGGCCTCGACCAGGGCGCGGCCGATCGCGCGCTCGCTGGCGGCGCCTGGGGTGAGGATGCCGCGCGCGAGGCTGACCGGCTTGGAGATCGCCGCGCCGGCGCCGCGCACCAGACCCTCGGTCAGCGGAGCCGCCACGCCACCGACCACGGCGCCCACCGGGGCGCCGATCGCGGCGCCCTTGGCGCTGCCCTCCAGGCCCTCGCCCTCGCCAAAGCCGGTCAGCGCGCCGGTGGCGGCGCCGGTCTTGGCGCCGGCCAGCGCCCTGGCTCCCCAGGTCGCGCCGCGCGCAGCTGCTCCGACCGGAACCGCCAAGGCGCCGCCGATCTGCCCACCGAGGTAGGCGCCGGGCTGCTCGGCCTCGATCCGCTTGGTGGAGGCGCGCTCGCGCTCGACCGCGGCCTGATAGCGCTTCTCGGCCTCGGGGTCGCCGGTGAGCTTGCGGTAGGCGCCGCGCGCCAGATAGCCGATGTCGAACGGGGAGGCCTGCTTGCTGCCGCCGCCGGCCTCGATCAGGCCCTGGCCCTCGTCGCGCAGGCCGAACGAGGCGCCGGTGGTGATGCCGCGCGCGATCGCGTCACCGGTGGTGACGGCGGGCGCCTCCAGCTGCGCCAGCAGGCCGGGGTCGGTGACCGGCTTCGGTCCCGGCGTGCTCGAGCTGGGTGCCGCCTCGAGTTGCTCGAGCAGGGCGGGGTCGGTGACCGGCGTTGGCATGGGTCAGTCCTCGTACCAATTGCCGTCAATCTTGCTGTAGTTTTTGCCGTTGATGGTCTTGGTGGCCGTGGCCTTGCCCTTGGGCTGGGCCTCCGGGGTCGCCGCCGGCGGCCCGCCGCCGGTGAAGCTCGGCTTGCCGAGCGTGATGTTGCCCTTGTCATCGAACTGGTAGGTCGGCCGGTAGCCGCGGCCGCTCTCGCGCGCCAGCCCGGCAATGACCTCGGCGCGGTGCATGCGCTTGGCCTCGATCTGCTGGGGCGTGTCGCCCACCTGCGGAAAAAACTCCTTGCTGTAGCTGGTGAACTCGCCGGCGCTGATGGCCGCACCGCTCTCTCGCCGTAGCAGGGCGTTGACGAAGGCGCGCTGCGCATCCATGGCGCGGCCGCGCTCGCCCGACACCAGCACGTTGGCGGCGCCGGCCGGCAGGTTCTGCTGGATCAGGCCGCCGACGGTGCCGCCGGGCTGGCTGTTGAGGTTCTCGAACTTGGTGATGGCCTCGTGCGCGGTGGCGGCGCGATCGGCGTAGAGCGCGGTCTTGCCCTCGTCGGTCGACATCTTGCCGGTCGGCTGGAACGGGTTGCCGGGTGTGGCGACGCCGCCCGGCACCGGGATCGCCTTGGTTTCGTTGGTGCGCTTGTTCCAGGCAAACTTGTTTCCAGTGTTAGGATCTTCCTGCACCGTCCAGTCGCCCTCGGCCTTGCTGGCGTAAAACTGCTTGGCGCCCTGCAGATACTCGGGCGAGCCGGGCTTGGCGTCGGGCATGATTTCGCGCGCGACCCTGGCCCAGTCGCTCTCGCC